TAGCGGTTGATGTCGCCGCCGGTCGGCTCGCGGAATGTCAGCTCGTGGACGGTCTCGGCTCCCTGCCGCACGCCACGGTGCAGCAGCTTGACCTTGACCGGCCAGACCTCTTTCGGTTGCTCGATCTCCTGCGGCAATTCGTTGTCGATGATTTCGCCGGGTGTCTCGGGGAGCGGCTCACCCTTGACGAACCCCTCCCGGTTGCTTGCCTTGTTCATGCTTTTTCCTTTTGGATGTTTGATCTTATCGCGCCGCCAACTGGACCGGCGCGACCGGCATGTCGATCGCCATCTCCTCGCACCACAGGCCTTCCCAGCGCACGCGCACCTGACCGTCGCGGGCGTTGGCTTCCAGCGCGGCCTTGCACGTCGCGCCGATCAGGCTGTACTGCCAGCCGTTGGCGAGCTGCGCGACCACGTTGACGTCGGTCGCACCGTCGAGATCTTCCAGCGCCAGACCGCGCGTGGTCGAGATGTCGCCCTCGATGAAGGGCACGCGCGGCAGCTCCTGATAGCCATGCACGCCGTCCTGTCCGGCGATCATGGTGCGCTCGACTGGCGACGGCGAGACGGTGAAGTTGCCGCGCAATGCGAGCATGTTCGATCCGACATAAAGGTAGGCGATACCAGCAAATCTCTGGGCCATCGTTCAGACTCCTGATGTTGGGAAAAGAGAGGAGGAAGTGACTCCGGACTAGCCGGAGCCACCAGCAGCAACGCGAACGCCACCAGCGCTGATTTCGCTATCAACGCCGCGATCGTACTGCAGCCTGAACTGCGCCAGCACCGCGAAGACGCGGAGCTGGTTGATCAGGTCCGGCGGGTACAGCACGTTGACGCGGTTCGGGTTGTTCGGATCGCGCTCGACCAACAGGTTGTTCTTGAACGACTTGGTGTCCTCGACCAGACCGTTGTACTCATCCTGCCGATACTCGGCGACCAGCTCGGCCTTGATGATGCCGGGCGTGACGATCGCCTGACCGGGGCCGAAGCGGGTGCCATCGTTGGCCAGCTTATGCCTCGGGAATTTCGACGTGATCGCCTGCTTCTGATTGCGCAGCAAGCGCGCGAGCGTCGCCAGCGTCGTCACCAGTTCGTAGGCATCATCGCCCTGACCATAGAGGTTGAGCTGATAGGTCGTGGTCTCCCGAAGGATCATCGGCACGCCTTCGCTGCCCATCTCCTGCGTCGCGATGCCGTAGCCCGCGATTGAGTTCAGCTCCATGCGGTTGAAACGGTCATGCAATGGGGCCGCCAGAATGCCGTTCAGCGCCAGCGTCTGCAGCGGGCGCGCCGGGTCGTTGGTGAGGCCGCGCGCCGCCTTGGCGGTGTAGGCCGCCACCCACTCGTAGACCGGCGACGGGCTCATCAGCTCGACACCCATGATCGAGGTGACGCCGGAATTCCGGGTCTCGCCAAACAGGATCATGTTGGCGTAGTCGGCGCGCTTGGCCGAGAAAATGTGGCCGTAGAGCTGCCGCATCCAGCCCCAGCGCCCGCTATCGGAAAAGCCGTACTCGGTCTCCCACGCCAGCAGCGTGGTCGAGTCGGTGAACGGCAGCGCCACGTATTCGAACAGCCGCTCGCCGAGATTGGTGATCGCGGTGTCGAAGTCCGGAACGCCCGCGCCACCCGACAGCATGCCGACGCCGGAATAAGCGACGGTGATTCCGGTCGGAAGCTCCTCGCTGCCGATGCGACCGTAATAACTGTCCCGCATGTCGATGTCGTTGCCGCTGGTGCCCTTCCAGTTGCACGTCAGCGTCACTTCGGTCGGACCGCCAACCGATGAGACGGGCAGATCGAAGTCCTCGTTGATCGCCGCCGAGACTGCGACGTTGATGTCGTTGAGGGTATCCGACGCGCCAATGTTCACCGGCACATGGTGGCCGCCGATGTAGAGGTGGATCGTGCCCGCCTCGTGGCCGGTCGGATCGACCGTAACGGTCATAACGCCGCTTGCCGCCGTGCCGCCGGTCGGCTCAGACAGCGGAAGCCCCCAGACCTCGTGGGCGAAGTTGTTGGCGAAGAACGTCGCAAACATATTGGCGAGGTGCGAGCCCTGACCAAACTTCTTGTCGGCCTGCGCCTGCGAGCCAATCGGCACCGCGACGTCGGGCAGCGCGTCGCCTTCGGCCGTCATAATTCCGACCAGCAGCGCGGGCTGTCGGATGGTCCAGATGCCAGCTTTCGACGGGTCCACTTCGGCCCAGAAAAGCGGGAGCCTCCAATTCGCGGGAATGCCAGCAAAGCTGATAGGCATGACTACATCTCCTTATTTTGCAGCCACGTCACAGCGCGCTGCGATCACGGGGTTGGATCAGGCTGCCGAGTGCGGCGGTGGAGATTTCGGCTCAGATGATTTGCGATTGCCGTTGGATTCCGGCTTCTGCACCGCCCCCTCTGCGGCGGTGAAGGTGAAGTCGAGCGGCTCCGAAGAGACATCGCCGTTGCGGACCAGCACCGGCACGGCTGCGGGCGCGAACAGCGACGGCTTCACTCCGGTCGTCACCTCAGTCGGGGAGACGAACGTGGTCGGCTCGTCGTAGTCACCAAACTTGATGACCGTGTCCGGGGTGAACCCGACGCCGATGCAGGACATCACCACATCCGCTGACCCGGAGACGGCGGTGTTCGGGGAAAGTGAGGTGAGCTGCACCGTCGCCTTGGCCTTATCGGCGACGGCGCGAGCCCCGGCGAGTGCTACAGCGTGTTGACGCGCATTGAGTGTCTCATCGAGCACAAGCCCCGGAAGATCCCGTGCCGGGCCATCGGTGCGAACCGATCCATCCGCGATGCGACGCTTGGTAAAAGCGTCATTCGGCCACTCCACCGCCTCGCCGAGCGTCTCGCGGAAACGGATGCCGCCCATTCCTTGGTTGCCGGGATGGCGCAGCACGCCGCGCAACGCTTCGCTGCCCGCGTAGACCTTGACGGTCCTCGGCGGCCCGTCGATTACCTTGAGACGCGCGAGCCTAGCCTCACGGATCTTCTTGCGCGGATTTTCTGCGGGCTGCGGCGGGATCTTGCTTCTGACTTCGACCATCTTCGTTTCCTTTCGTGGTTGCTGCCGGTTCGAATGCGTACTCGGTGACAATGCGCTGCACTTCGTCCGCTGGCGGAATGGTGCCGTCATCGGAAAGCGGCACGGTCTCCTGATGCAGCAGCAGGAAATCGTCGATGATGATTGGGGTGTAGTCGGCGCGGTAGCGCAGCGTCTGCTCGTAGCGCAGCTCGCTCATCGGCGTTTCGTTGTTGAGCGGCGGATGATCGACGAAACGCCACGAGCCGTTCATCAGCCCTTCGATCCGCACGTTGTCCGGATTGCCGATGCCGCTGGGATAGGCGCGGGTGTCGATCATGTTCATCAGATACGGATCGCGCCACAGCCAGTTCATGATGACCCAGTAGGCCTCGTTGAGCTTCTCCTGCGTCGCCTGCGGATCGTTGTTGATGATGACGACCGAGAAGCCGAGCGTTAGGCTGTGGATCATGTCGATGTCGCCAGCGTTCGGATCGCCGTCCGGGCTCATGTCCTCCTTGACGAGGTAGACGCCGAGCGTCGGAAGCTGGTTGACCTGTGTCGGGAGCTGACGGCTCTTGCGGATGGTGAAGCCCGCATAGAACGGCGCGGTCACCAGCTTGGCGAGCAGCATGTCGCGGATGACGAGCCCGTAGCTGAAGACCCTCGTGTCGGTCGCGGTCATGACGGCTTGGCGGCCATGATCTTGCGGATGATCAGCGTGGTCTCGCCGCCGCCGTTGGATTCGCAATCGACGACTTCGTAATCGCCGACACCAATGTTGCCAGCGTCCGCATCCGGCGGGATGTTGATGCGGTCGAGCTGCTCCGGGACGACGGCGAATTCCTCGTCGCGCACGTCGAGAATGGTTTGCTGATCGGAGATGATCGAGCCGTCCATGCCAGCGACATCGACCGGCCGGGTGTCGTAGATACCGCGATTGGTGTACGCAGGCATGCCCGGCTGTGACGCCAGCGGCGTCACCGTGATCGGCCGCGCGAACATATCGAAGTTCGGCAAGTAAACGAGCGTCGAAAAGTTCACTGCCATTCGAGAGCCTCCCTGCACATCTCCTTCATGCGGTCGAACAATTGCTCGACCAGCTCGGGCCGCAGGATCGGGCGCGTTGTGCCGGTGACGCGGCGAGCCTGCTTTCGCGTGGTGGACTTGCCCTTGCTTGGCTTGCTGGTGCGCGGCCTGCGCGAGCGCGGATAGACCAGCGTCGTGACCGACAGGCCGCTGTGCTCATCGACCTTCGGGTATTTCCGGTTCATGTCCTCGCGCTGCCAGTCGAGGAAGACTTCCGGCAGCTTCTGGTCCAGTTCGGTGACGCGCTTCTGCATGTCCTCGAATTGCTGCAGCAGCTTTTCCGACTCGACCTTGACCTCGAACGGCACGGTTCAGATCCAGTGCCGGATGTAGTGGCCGAGCAGACCTTCAACGGTCTGCCGCGTGTTGCTGCTGGCACCGCTGGTGCCACCGGTCGATGAGCCGCTGGTCGGCGTGTGAAACATCACGCGCGCTTCCTTGTGCGCGATCATCTTGACGCCGGTCAGCGCCGCCGCCGCCTGTTCGGCCTTCGACGTCGAGACGATCAGCGCGCAAGCCTGCTTCAGCGCGTCGGGCACTTCGTCGGGGCAGACATAGCCGCCCGTGTAGGTGACGATGATCGGCTCGTCGCGGTCGGTGAAGATCGACAGCTTGCCCGAGCCTTCCTCCAGCTCGTAGTCGAGCCGGTCGAGGCCGTTGGTGGTGACGCTCTCGATGTCGGCTTCCTTGACCGGCCAGTGCGTCAGATAGACCCGGCGACTGCCGAGACAGCGCCACGTCTCCTTGACCTTCTCCTTGGCAAACACCCGGTTGCACAGCGTCGAGATGGTCGAGGAGCCGACGTCGATCAGCCATTCCAGTTGTGCATCGGTCGCGCCCGCGCCGGTCGGCAGGCCGAGCGCGATCTTCAGCTCGTCGAGCGAGATCAGATCGGTCTCGTCGGCGGGCTCGAGAATTTTGACGGTGACGTCGGCCATGTCACCTGATCTCCATGTGGAAGCGTTCGAAGATCTTGCGCAGCGGCAGCGGCTCACCCTCGGAGCGGTCCGACATGATCGGGGTCGCCGAGTAGCTTTCCTCATCGACCTTCCAGCCGATGATCGAGACCGATGCGCCGGGGATGCCTTGAAGGCCGCGCTCGCCCTTCGGTCCGGCCTTGCCTTGGCTCGCGATC